ACAGGGTATAACAGTTGGCAGAATTAGGAGCATGGATATAATACTTACATGACCTATTGCTTTTAGTACTGCCTGTTTTACCATGTTGAATAAAATTTCTTCTATATTATCCATCGTATCTTTTGTAATCAGC